GACGCTCAGGGCCCAAGGACAAGCGTAAGAGCTATCCTGCTTGTAGACCAACCAAAGCCGCTTGTAAGGCCGCAGGTGCTAAGACAGCCATGAAGAAGAAGACATCTTCATCTCGTGTTAATTGGAAAAAGAAGGCTAAGTGATGCCAAAGTCAAAAGACCCTAAGTTAGCCAGAGCAGGCGTAAGTGGTTACAATAAACCTAAGCGCACTCCGGGTGGCTCTAAGAAGTTTGTAGTGGTTGCCAAAGAAGGCGACAAGACCAAGACTATTCGTTTTGGTGATCCTAATATGACGATCAAGAAAGACCAACCTGCTCGTCGTAAGAGCTTTAGGGCTCGTCACAAGTGTGACACTAATCCACCAAGTAAGCTAACTGCTCGTTATTGGTCATGTAAGAAGTGGTAAAACTTGACATTTAGCTCAATATGTGCTATAATAGTCTTATGTACACATAGGTAAACAAATGACATACTTAGAAATTGTAAATAATGTTCTTAGACGCTTAAGGGAACGAGAGGTTTCTACAGTAGACGAGACAGCATACAGCAAACTCATTGGTGATTTTGTTAACGATGCGAAAGAAGAGATTGAGAATGCTTGGTCATGGTCGCATTTGCGCACAACAATTACTGCAACTACCACTGCAGATATCTTTGCGTATATCTTAACAGACTCTGGTACTCGTATGCAGGTGTTGAATGTTTATAACGACACTGATAACTACGAAATGACGTATCGTTCTGCAGATAGAATGACAAAAGATTATTTAGCGAATCCTGCTTCTGGATCTCCTCGCTACTACAGTTTTAATGGTGTTGATATTAACGGCGACACAATTGCAGAAGTATATCCTAAGCCTAGTGGTGTGTACCAACTACGGTTTAACTTAGTTGTTAGACCGGGTGCATTAACTGGAGACACTGATATTGTTTATGCACCAGAGCGTCCTGTAATTCATTTAGCTTATGCTAAAGCTGTCGAAGAACGTGGTGAAGACGGCGGTACTGCAGGAGTATCAGCATACAACACAGCTAACCGTTCGTTAAATGATGCTATTTCGTTTGACCAAGCTAAGCACCCTGAAGAATTAATTTGGGAAACACCATGACAAAACCATTACAGTCTTCAAGTATTGCCGCACCGGGATTCTTTGGTCTTAACACTCAAGAGTCTGGCATTACTTTGGATTCTGGTTTTGCACTACAGGCCACCAATTGCGTTATTGATAAGTTTGGACGTTTAGGTGCTCGTAAGGGTTGGCAGTTTCTTGCTGAGTCTACAGGCGTAGACCTTAAGGGTATGCATCGGTTTGTTGACATTGATGCCACTGAATACTTTGGTGCTTGGTCAAATACAAACTTTTACATTTACTCTGCAGGCACACTAACGCCTGTTACATACTCAGGGTCACAGTCGATTACTGAAGGTAACTGGCAGGCTGTGACACTAAATGATGCGGCATACTTGTTCCAAGCAGGATACGAACCATTATTCTTTGACACTGTTTCAGGCGAAGTCAAAGATATAAGCGATGCATTAAGTACCGCTACAGTTACAATTACTTCAAACTCAACGACTGCAACGGTTACACATACAAGTCATGGGTTTACATCAGGCAATCCTGTTACAATCAGTGGTGCTAATGAAGCTGTCTTTAATGGTACGTTTACTGTTACGGTGACTGGGACAAATACCTATACTTATACAATGCCAAATTCTAATTCTAACAACCCTGCTACAGGTACAATTACAGCCGCTTGGTATCATGATACACCCCCTGAAGCAAACGTAGCATTGTCAGCTTATGGTCGCATTTGGGCGGCATCAACAGCTACTAACAAAACAACACTATATTGGTCTAACTTACTTGACGGCACAGACTGGAATGGAGGAACAGCAGGTAGTTTAGACATCTCAAGTATCCTTGTGTACGGCAACGATGAGATTATAGGCTTAGGCGCACACAATGGTTTCTTGATTGTCTTCTGTAAACAAAACGTTATTATCTTTGGTGACAGTGACACATCACAAACTTATCTTGATCCAACGACCTTACAGCTTGTAGAAGTTATCTCCGGTGTAGGTTGTATTGCCCGTGACTCTATTGTAAACACAGGCGGTGATATTCTTTTCTTGTCAGAGTCAGGTTTGCGTAGCCTTGGACGAGTCATTCAAGAGAAGTCTACACCAATGCGTGAGTTATCTAAGAACGTGCGTGATGATCTTGTACAGTTCTTAGAAGGTGAAACCAAAGCAGACATTAAAGCAGTGTACTCAGAGCGTTATGCATTCTATCTGCTTGCATTCCCATCAACAAACAAAGTGTACTGCTTTGATATGCGTGGGCCATTACAAGATGGTAGTGCCCGTGTGACTGTTTGGGATAACATGAACTTTACATCATGGCTTGCGTTTGATGGCACAGTATACATGACTCATGAAGATGGTCTTGCTCAGTATTTTGGACACCAAGACAATGGTAGCCAGTATCGTATGACTTACTTTACAAACTACTTTGATCTTGGTGATGCGTCTGTTAGTAAAATACTCAAGCGTTTAAGTATCACAGTGATTGGTGCAATTGGTCAGAACTTTGTTGTCAAGTCTGGATTTGATTATAGCGATATCTACCAGTCTTACTCGTTGGATGTACGTCAAGGTACAATCTATGAGTATGGTTCTAATGCCCCGTCTGAGACAATTGGTAAGTATGGTTTAACTACAGCAACGCCATCAGTTAGTCAGACATCAACAACGATTACCAACGAAGATACAACACCGGATGAACACTACACGGTTGACTTTCAGCTAACACAAGATGCGGTGTACAATGTACCTCTAATTGTGTACTTAGATGCAGATGGTTATTACTATCATCAAAACGATACAGTCTTTGATGGAAGCGGTAATGTTACTACTCCGGGTACACGTACAGAAACAACACTGTATGTAAAAGCTGTAGACTTTGCCGCTGAATACTCTGGTGGTGTGTTGGTTGATACCATTCGTATTGCCGCATCAGGTTCAGGTAACGTCATGCAATTAGGGTTTGAAGCAGATGTCAATGGCGGTGCTTTATCAATACAGAAGATGGATATCTATGTTAAACAAGGCAGGATTCTATAATGAGTAACTATACTAAATCAACAAACTTTGCAAGTAAAGATACTCTGCAGACTGGTGAACCACTTAAGGTTATCAAAGGCACAGAGATTGACGATGAGTTTAACAATATCCAAACAGCGATCAACTCAAAAGCAGACGTTGCATCTCCTGCATTCTCAGGCACACCTACGGCTCCTACGAAAGCGGCAGGTACAGCGGATACGTCTATTGCAACGACAGCCTTTGTTGCTAACTCATTTGCACCTTTAGCGTCACCTGATTTAACAGGTAACCCAACAGCACCTACACAAACAACGGCTGATAACTCAACTAAGATTGCAACGACTGCATATGTTAAGCAAGAAATTGATGCAATTCCTGCGCTTGGCTATGCCTCTGAAGCAACCGCAGGAACAGTCAGAGCATACTTAGATGGTACTGATCTTTACATCTACACGCAGGACGCCTAGTTGTGATTAGCTTCAACGGCGGTAGTCTGATTGGGTGGCAGGACAACTTCTACTTTAACGGCACTCGTGTTGAGCGTGTGTACTTTAATGATACGCAAGTGTATGGCCCTAATAACTCGTTCAGTACTTTAATTGTTAATGGGATTTCTGCGTCATTTGGATTAGCCCCTGACTCGTCTAATTTTGAAAACACTTGGGTTCCCCGCTTACAGGGTATTTTTTCAGATGCCTTCACAAGTCAGTCGTACACACAAGGGCCGGGAAAAGATACTGTGTATCGTGTTGTATTAGCTCGTGGGTATCGTATGGTTACTTCTGACGGTACATTTACTGAAGGTCAGTCTGTTAACTTATATGAAGGACATTCTGTCACCGGGGCAAACACTTCTCACAATGGCGGTACATCAGTAGCAATACAAGTTGCAGGTGATATTTGATTAAAACACCAGTAGCAATACAACCTGCATACACGATTTACTTTGAACGGTTTGCAGATAGAACTTGGACTCACATGGGTGTTCGTAAGTGGACTTCCAAAATTAAGACAAAACTGAGGATAGTATAATGGGTTTCTTTAAGGATCTCTTGGGCGGAGGAGATACAGGCACAGGAACTGCTCGTGAAGCAATGGCAAAAGCTAATGAATTAGCTCCGGGCATTCGTTTTAATCCGTGGACAGTCCGTACATCCACAGGAACTACAGCGTATGATCCTGCAACGGGTGGTTATAGGTCTGAATTAAGTAGCCCATTTCAGCAGTATCTAACTCAAGCAACTGGCGGTGCACAAGGATTTTTAAGCCAACTGTCTCAGTTTGACCCACGACAACGTACTCAGCAGATTGTTGAGCAAAATGCCGCACTGTTAGACCCATTGTTTGCTCAGCAACGTGCTAAACAAGCGGGTCAATCATTTATGAGTGGTCGTTTAGGACTGCGTTTAGCCGGTGAAGGTGTCGGTGCAGGAGAAGGCTCAGGAATGGTCAATCCTGATTTCTTTGGGCTTAATGTAGCCCAGTCTCAAGCACTTGCAGGATTGGTTCCACAAGCATCGCAACAAGCCTATAATGAAATGGGCCAATTAGCTCAGATGGGTACTGGATTAATGTCGTCCGCCATGGGTGTTTCTGGTCTTGAACAACAATTGTTGTCTCTTGGTGTCGATGCTGAAACTGCTCGTTCTGCGGCTAATACTGCGGCGGCTAATGTTGTCATGCAACCATACGGTATGATGCAACAAGCACAAGCGGCAAAAGCAGGAAACAGAGCCGCTATGGGTGCAGGAATTATTAAAGGGGCCGCTACTGCGTTTTCAGACATGAGACTAAAAGATAACATCACTCATGTTGATACACTTCCTAATGGTATAAAACTCTACACTTGGGAATGGAATAACGCTACTATCCAAGAGCCTACTTTTGGTGTTCTTGCTCAAGAAGTGTTGGAAACAATTCCTGAAGCCGTAGTTGTACACGATAGTGGATACTTGATGGTTGATTACTCACATCCTGAGTTGAAAGGAGTACACTAATGGCTAAAGGCGATACAGTATATTCGTTGTTTGGATTAGAAACTCCGCAACAGGTAGCCGCTAAGCGTCTAAAAGAGCGTCTTTCTATGTTCGGTAAAGCAGACAACCCATATCAGACAATCGGTACTGGTATCGGGTACGGTTTAGCCAGTCTGTTCGCAGGCCCTGATGAGGAAATGCAAAAAGCTGAAGCATTAGAAGAGATTCAAAGAGACTATCAGCCCGGAAACATTCAGAACATGGCTGAGACCTATACTCGTCTTAAGCAAGCCGGTGCCCCTGCGGAAACACTTCAGCGTCTCTCAGGTGACATTACAGCCGCTTCTGAAGCCTTCAATGTTCGTGCTGAAGCACAGCGTGAGAAAGAGCGTCAAGTTAAAGCAAGAGAACAAGCAGTAGCTTTTATCTCTCAGACGAATCCTGATCTTGGTAACTTAGTTGCTTCTGGAGCAATGGATGTCAAGGATGGTATTGAGGCTGTTCGTAAAGCACAAGAACCAATTAATGTTGGAAATGTCTTAGGAAACTATGATCCTAAGACAAAAAAGTTTAATGAAATCTATGATGCTCGTAAACGTACGCCAAACACAACATATGAAATCTTGACAGAGGCTCAAAAGAATCAACTAGGCATTACTGCACCGGGACTATATCAACGTGGTAGTGATGGTAAGGTGTCTCGTATTGCAGGGGCTGATTTACCACAACTTGGTACAATCCCTGTAGGGTATCAAGTAATTGTTGATACGGATGCAAACAATCGTCCTTTGATCTCTATGCAACCTATTCCGGGATCACCTCAAGAACGAGAACTACAGCAATCTCAAGAGGCGGTTAGGGCCGGTAAGCGTGGTAAGGCAACAAAGTTTACTCAGGTTGTTGCTCCGTCAATTGATCTTGCCATTGAGATTGCCGAAGATCCAGATAACTGGGCCACCGGTAAATCAGGTGCGTTCATTGAGCAACTTGGGAAACTCTCAGGTGGTATCATTAGTGCTGAGACAAGTCGTCTTGCATTGACAGAACAATTGACAACCATTAGGGCAAACATTGGTTTCGACAGACTGCAGAGGATGCGTGATGAATCACCGACTGGTGGTGCTCTTGGTCAGGTAGCCTTGCAGGAACTCTATGCGCTTCAGAGTTCGATTGCTCCGTTGAACCCCAACATGAAAGACACAGAGTTGGTTGCTAGTTTGAACAAAGTCAAAGACACCTACCGTAAGGCTGTAGAAGCTGTTGCTAATGACTTGACCGACGAGCAATTGATTGCAGAAGGTCTAGGTGACTTGATTCCATTCAGGACTGCCAATCGTAACCCTGATGGATCATACACACCTTTGGAGCCTGCAGATGACACTTTTGACATTAGTGTCTTACCTGAAGATGTCCAAGCAGGGTGGGAAAAATTAGATGAAGCAACTAAGAATGCCCTGATGGAGGCTTACAAGTGACAAAAGAACAAGCATTAGCACTTGCACGAGCTAGGCTTGCTCTACAAAAACAAAAACCTACACCTGAGCAACCTCAAGAACCTGCAAAGCCACAAGTCCAGTATACTCAAGAGCCTTATGTAGAACCTGAGATGGCTGATGCACTCACAGTGTCTGAAACAGGCGTTGAGAGCACACCAGAAGCCACTAAAGCGACGATCAGGAATGTCTTGCAGGGTATGTCCTTTGGGACTGCTGATGAGGCTGAGGCGGCCTTACGTTCAGCCTTTGGTGACAAAGGGTATCAAGAGAATCTCGACGTGATTCGTCAAGAGATGCAAGCCTACGCTGAAGCTAACCCCGGTTCTGCATTGTCTCAGGAACTCGTCGGTGCCGTCCTGACTCCCGCAAGTCTTTTGAAAGCACCTGCATATATTGAAAGAGCCGCACCGTTAATTCGTGGTGGCATCAAAGGCGGTACTGGTGGTTTTCTGTACGGATTCGGAAGTGCTGAAGGTGATCTAGCTCAACGAACAGAAGAAGGTCTTGTTGGTGCAGGAGCCGGTGTTATCATTGGTGCTCCTTTGGAGAAAGCTGTCAGTCTTCTTGGTAACGCTAAGCTCAACAAACAGATCAAAGCGCAATCACGGGCACCTGATCTTGATCGTCTTAAAGCAATCAAAGATGCCGCCTATGAAGCTGTCGATCAGACTAACTTTGCTATCGGCCCCGGAGAAGCACAACAGATCTTCCAAAGGGCTTCTAAAGTTGCTGATGAAGCATTCTACACACCTATGCCCGGTATAGCGACAGCCGTTGACAAGGCCAAGAAGCTATTGCAAGACCTGACAACCAAAGGAATGACCTTAGGTCAGTCTGAGCAAGTTCGTCGTCGTTTGTTTAAGCTCGCTGAAGACAAGACTGACGGATACATTGTACGCCAAATGATTAATGAGTTTGACGATGTCATTGAAGACTCATTGGCTAAAGGTCAGATCCCACAACTACAGATTGCTCGTGAGGCTAACCGTAAGTACAAAAACTCTGAAGCAATTTCAGAAGCGTTTGAGAAGGTTGATGTCAAGGTTGGCAAGCGTACTGAAGGGTACCGTAAGGTTGCCCAGAGTCTGCTCAATAACCAACGTCAGATGAAGTATTTTACTGATGCTGAAAAACAAGTTCTACAGGCAATGGCTGACGGCACTGCTTCACAACGACTACTAAACACCTTAGGGCGCTTTGACTTCAGTGCGAAAGGTCTGGCCGGTGCAATCAACCTGTTTACACTTGCAAGCGCACCTTGGACAGCATTGTTGTTCGTAGGCACTGGCGGAGCTAAGTACATGGCTGACCGTAAGGCTATTGCGGCGGCACAGAAGTTGATTGCTAAAGCAGGTGGTGTAGAAGCTGTCAAGAAAGCCTCACAGAACCCTAACATTGGTACTGCATCTGTCGGTGGTGTGACTGCTGACCAGATTCGTGAAGCTCTGGCCTTGGAAGAGGAGAGTAACTGATGGCCGATATTGGTCTTTTTAGTAACAATCTTAATGCTAACCCTTTTGTTATGGATGTGGGAAGTCCTGTACAAACCAAAAGAGGTGCCTTAATTGCGTCTGAGATGTACAGAGCACCTCGTGATGCCTTATTTGGACTTGCCCCGGAAGTCTACATGGCTCCAGAAGCAAAAGCATACTTAAGACAACTTGCGACTGACACAGGCAAATCCTTAAGTAGTGCTTTTAATTTAGACACGTTTGCTCAAACTGACGTTGGTAAGGGTATTATTGATTCTATGGCATCTGCGGCACAGCAGGGTGTTGATTGGCTTGATTCAGAAGAAGGACAAACAGCTATCAACTTCATAGAGGGTTCTGAGTTTTGGTTCCCGTTTGCTCGTTCCATGGGGGGAGCCCGTGGATTCCTTCAGAGCGTTGCACAGAACTTGACGAATAACATGAAGAAAAGCGTGGATGCTGACTTCTATAAGAACCCTAAACTGGTTGCAGAAGATCTAAGAATAAAACATCCTGAGTGGTCAGACAAAATGATTGATCTCTCATCAAAGGCCGTAGCAGGTGTTTCTCAATTTAAAGCGACAAGCATGGGCTTTGCCGAAGGTGTCAAGAATGCCCTTAGGCAGAGCTTTACAGCCCAAGGCAGGGCTGAAGCTAATCAACGTGGAGTGAGCTTAACGCTGACTGACTTAGTCCGTGCAGAAGCACCTGACAACATTGTCTTTGGTCAGGCAGGGTATGAAAACCTTATTGGCACACAGATGGGTAACTTAAGCCCAGTTCTAAAGAAACTTGATAATGAGTTCTTCACACATAAGTCTGTATTGAGTTTGGATGAGTTCAAAGGATTCATGAAGGGTCTTCCGGATGAAGACGCAGAAGCTATGTGGCGTACTATGTTGGCAAACCAAGGCGTCAAGCGGAATGACCAGTTTGTTATGATTGGTCGTCAACCAACACAAAGATCCAAATCAGGACAGCTACAATATCTTGCTCTTAATAAAGGTAAAGTTCCTAAGGCACTTCCTACGTTATTCCCTCTGTCGAAGCCATTTGCTAATGGCCCTGAGTTCATCAATGCTTATAAGAAAGCAGGCTCAGACATGGACGAAGGAAGGGCTAATGCAATCCGTTGGGCATTCATCAATAATAAAAAGCTATCAGAAATCACTGATCCTACTGAGTTCAAGGCAGAGCTTCAAGCAACAGTCGATCAAGCACCATCGCAGGTTCGTGGTAAAGGGGTTAGCAAGTTCTCTGTAACAGACTTTGTCAATAAAGCCCTGTACAAAACAGATCAGGCCTCGTTCAAAGACAACGACACTCTGGCTAAGACACTTGAGAAGCGTTTTGAAGGAGTTGACGGAGTCACAATTCTACGCAATAGGAAGCAGACTGATAAAATCAAAGATGGGGTTGACAACAGAGACGTGTTTATTGTCACCTCTGAAACCAGTGATGCTTATGAGTTAGGGGCTGTTAATGTTATCTATCGAGTTAAGCCAGACGGAACCATGACTGCTATGATTAACGATGTCAACGACATTGCCATTGCAGGCACCGATGTGAATATGCCGGGGGCTAAGAAGGCGATTGTTATTACGCCGCCTATGACTCGTAATATGAGAACGGGTGTAAAAGAACCTATGGACTTACCTCCCGAATCGGGTGCTTTAAAAGAAATCAGAGAAGAGCTAATGACTCCTGCAGAACCGACCGCTAAGGACAGGAGAGAAGCGGCCCTGAACGTAGGGATTCCTGCGGCTCAAACAGCTAGGGCTATGACTGATGGACAAGGCCCTGCATCTCCTTTTGATATTATTGGCTCTGACGCTTCATTTCAATCATTAGATCCAGATGCTGATTTGATGGGGATCAACCCGTACTCATTATAAAAAAAAGCCCCTTACGGGGCCATAAGTTGAGCGAACGACCTACTCAAAAACGTCAAACACATCCCCGATCATAATTTTAACAAAGGGGATGTTAATTACAAACCCATCAAAGAAGTACACTTGGGCATCCCCAATCTCCTCCTGTTCTTTCCAACCTAACACTGGCTGACTCTGGACTGTTTCAATGGACAGCCCGAAT